ACCGCGCCAGCGATCCCGATAACAACCTCGCCGAGATCGTGCAGCGCCGTTTTGATTTCCTTACGGGTCTCGGGGTCTTTCAGACTTTTATCAATACTGTCGAGAATGCCCTGGACCGCATCGCGCGTCTGGTCACTAACGATCCATGTTTGAAGACTATTGCCAATACTCAGGATCGAGGCGCTGATGTCATTGTCGGTGACAACCCGACCGAATGCAGTCCAAAAAGTTTTGCCGAGGCCCTCAAACACCAGGTCCATCTCGTTCGCGCGCTTGGTGTACGCGTCGTACTGTTCCTTGGTGTCGATGCCGAGCTTCTTGTAGACCTCGACAATCTTGCCGGAGTATTCCTTGGTCGCGTCGTAGAAGCGCTCGAGCGGGCGGATCGTCCCCTCAAAATCAATGTGCATGCCCTCGAGCATGGACTTAAAGCCGAGGGCTTGTTGGCTGTCCTCGCCAAACTTCTGCACGATTTCGTGATATCTGGTAACCAGCCCTTCGATAAATTCCACGGGTTTGGGGCTGATGTTCAGAGCAGCGGCAAGCGATTCCACCACGCCGGTACCCGAGCGCGTGAGCTTGTCGATCTGCTCCGCTGCCGCAGCCGCGGCCTTTTCACCGTCCAGCCCAGCGGCGGTCATCTCGGCGCCCAGCCGCACGATGTTCTTGGCGCTGTCGTTAGACAAGCGGCTGGCTTGGTAGAGATTGTCAAACGAGCGGGTCGCCCGCCGCACGGTCTCCTCGACGCCGACCGCCAGCGCGATCAGACCAAGGCGCAGATCGTTGACTTGACGCCCGCTCTCGTTGATCGCGTCGGTAAATCGCTTGTGCCCGGCCGGGTCGACCAGAAAACCGAGCCGAACGAGGAAGCTCTGCAGCGTCGTGTCAGCCATCCTACTTCGCCCTCCGGGCTACGAAGGATAAATCTTGCGAAGCGCGCAGCGCGTAGCAGGATCAGCCACGGCGATGCTCCGCTGCAGCGGCGTCCTCGAGGCGCGCGCGGTTCTCGGCACGCACCGCCAGGTACTCGTTCATTATTGCGATATCGACCAGCTTGAGGGTGCCGTCCTTGAGCGATTCATAGCGGCACATGCCTTCGGCCACCGGGTGCAGCAGCCATTCCTCCCCGTCGTCGGTCATGCTGGCCCATTCGATGGCGTAAGGACTACGCCGCCCAAAAGACTGAGGAGGCCCTCGCGAAAAAAAGGCCCGAGCTGGTCCTCCAACACCGCCCGCATCAATTGCAGCGCGTCACCGAGCTTGAGATCCTCAAACATCAGGATGCCCTGCGCGGTCGTCAGCCGTGCCCAGTTTGAGGCACCTTCGCCGCGCCGCATGACCGTGCCCAAACACGTTCGCAGGATGTATTCGCTGTCCTCTTGCGACATTTCGGCAATGGCGTTCGCCACCGGCCCGATCGACCCCCAGAAGGCCGGGTTCGCGGTCACGCTCACGTCGCTGCCATTGCCCGCCGCCGAGGTTTGCGCGCGCGTCAATGACTCGATCAGCCCGACCAAAAACGGCATCAATTTGCGCGACATATGGTAGGCCTGGAACACGTCGAGATCGCCGGTGCGGTAATTAACCCCGCCGATCGAAAGCTCCTGCACTGGTCATCTCCTTTAGGCTACTACGCTAAAAGCTTCGAAGCCTTGCGCGAAGAAGCTTAGAACGCGACCGCGAGCCCCGAGCCGAGCACGAAGTCGACCTGGCCGGCGTGAAACGTCCAGACCATCTCGCCGCCTTCTTTGGCATAGGTCACATCCGCGAACTTCGCGAACGCGCAAAATTGGCAGTTGATCACGTCGTTGCGCTGCAAGTCGCGGACGCTGATCTGGTTGGTGCCGTGATTGGCCGAGGCCTGCGGGTTGCCCGCGACGTTGGTGTCGAGCCCGTACATCAGCGACAGCACCGAGTTGCTCGGCGAGGTCTTCAGCAACCGCACCGTCACCGTCGCTGATTTGCCGGCGTGCAGCGAGTGCATGACCGCGCCGTCGGCGCCGATCGTCATCGTGCTCTTATCTTCTGTCATCACGATACTGATGCCGCCTTCGGCATTGCCTGCTCCAGCACCCAGAGTGACGTTCCCATTGGGACCGACGATGCTAGCCATCGAGTCCATGAAGCTATATGTCGCGATTTTAACCTCCTATTAACTGAGGCTGTGCTAGATTTCTGATCATGCAGATCATTTCACGAGCAACAGCCAAGGCCTTGGGATTGCGGTTCTACTTCACCGGTAAGCCGTGCCCGCATGGGCACATTGCTGAGCGCTCTACGCCTAATGGCATGTGCTCAATCTGCCATCGGGAGCGCCAGCGCACCGTTTATCATCGACGGCGTGAACAAGCGGGTGAACTCAAGCGCTTCACTGGCAAACCCTGCATACATGGACATACTGAGCGGCGCGCGGCGAGCGGCAATTGCATAGCCTGTGAAATCGCCGCGATGAAGCAGTGGCGTGATCGGAATCCCGGTAAGGTCAAAGAAGGCAACGACCGCCGCGACCCCGAAAAACTCCGGTTAGATGCCATTAATTACTATTGGGAAAACGTCGAGACGCTTCGCCCGGCGGCAAAACTACGGCGACGCATCGCTTATCATCGAGACCCGGAAACCGAAGTCGCGCGCAGCGTCGCCTACCGAAAGAACAACCTCGCCAAGGTCCACGTCCGACTTCGCCGTTGGCAAAAAGAGAAACTGGCGACGGATATCGTTTTCAGACTCAAAGCGACGCTACGAGGCCGCATAAACAAGGCGCTGCGCGGCAAAACAAAGGCGGGCTCAGCGGTTCGCGACCTCGGATGTTCGGTAGCAGAACTGATAGCCTGGCTCGAAAACCAGTTTGCTCCCGGCATGACCTGGGAGAACTATGGCCCTGTCTGGCATGTCGATCACAAGGAACCGCTCGCCGCTTTCGACCTCACCGATCCGGCACAGTTCAAGCGGGCGTGCCACTACACCAATCTGCAACCGCTATTCGCCCGAGATAACCACAGGAAAGGGCCACGGCATCATCGCTCGCAAACGGGGGTCTGGGCCACCACATAAAGCGGGCGACGTGGTGCTTCGAACACCGCGCCGCCCTTTGAACATCGCCGACCCGTAGGAGGGGTCAGACAATGCCTGACGAGAACTTAATCCTCGATTTTGACGATGCCACCCAAGACGAGCTCGGCGCGCTCCTCTGGGATAGTTTCATCTCGGTCCGGCTGACCGCCGACCCCGGCTTGCGTGAGCACGAACCGCGCCCAGAATGGAGCAATCAGGACGATACCACCAAAGCGCTGTGGCACAGCTTTGCCCAACGCCTGATAGCTCTTTACCGTCAGAGATGAGCGAAGATCTAATCGCCCGCCTCGGTCCGGATCGAGGCGAACATGGCCACCAAAGCCGACCTCGACGCGTTGCGTGGCGACATGGCGAGTTTCGCCAAAGGCGCCGACATCAGGTTGTTGCAGCGGCGCGTCGACCAGGAACTTGCTGAGACCCGTGCCTTGCGCGCTGATGTCCGCTTGCTGACCGGATTGATGAACGGCGTCGCGACCGCGGTGCAGGCGCTCGTCGATCACCAGCTGCAGCTTGCCGATCGCATCGGCGCGCTCGAAGGGGAGCAGCCGTGACCAATTATCAAGTTATTGGCCGGAATCATCAAGATCAGCAGTCTGGAGCTGCTTATATCAGAGTGTAGGCGCTGGAACGCCGCGAACAGAAAGGACACCCCGATGAACAAGACCCTCACCGCCATCGCGCTCGCCACCGCCGTGGTTGCCAGCGCCGCAAATGCCCAGGACGGCCAACGCTTTCCGCTTTGCAATGGCGGCACGACAACAGCCTGCCGCCTGCTCAGCACACCCGCAGAAAAACAAATGAACTGGTGCCTCACGGGCTTGCAGGGGTTGCAACCTGACGCAATGGTAACCTGCGGGGTCAAAGACGAAGACATTGTCTACGCAATGGACACGCTTGTCCGAGGTTTTGGGGTAAGCGGTGACGGCGGCTGGGTGGACAGCCACTGCCAACCAACAATGACCGGGTTCCGATGCACGTATAAGGACATCACCCGCATCTACCGACAGACCGGTGGAACTAGGCCAGCGCAAATTGGGCCCATTCCGATGGGCCGGTGAACCTAATGATCGCGGTCGCAGGCGGCATTCTGCTGGCGCTGGGAGCCGAATTATGAGCGAAGCGCGTGAACAATTCGATCTGCAGCGTCAGGTCGCCGAGACGTGGAAACTCATGGCCGAACAGCAAAAGCTGATCGCCGAGCGCGAGAAGCTGTTCGCCGAAGCCAGCAAGCTCGATAAGGAGCGCTGGTGGTTCCCGTGGCTGCAGCTGCTCACCTTGGTCATCTCCAGCGCGACCATCGGCGCCCTGGTGGCACGTCTGGTGCACTGAAATGCTCGTAATCGCAGGCGGCATATTGCTGGCGCTGGCCGTCCTCGGGGTTCTCCGGCGCCTGCCCGAGATTCTGGTGGTGCTGGTCATCCTCGCCCTGGTCGGGAAGTGCGTCGGACCAAACTAATGGAAGCGGATTCAGCGATTCACATTTATAGTCACCGAGGCACTGTGGATAGCCCCAGCCATTTTCACGGCACACTGTATTAAAGGCGCTATTCTTGCCTCGCGATCGGCCTGATCTTGGGTGTCCACGGAATTCGCAAATGTGTACCAGCCAGCGTGCAGCGTATCGCCTTGGTTGAGCTCGCCAAACCCCGGCGCGTTCCACACACCCGGTGCGACCAAGCCATTGGTGACGCCCTGCGATAGGCTGAGATCGCAGGTGGTGACCAGGGTGTGCACGCCGGGGTTCGTCTGCGGCACTTTCGGGCTCTGGTAGAGGACATTCCAGAGATCGTTTTGCATGCGGTTCGCGAGCCAATCGAGCCCGTGCATCTCGTCGAAGTAGGCGGGTCCCGACATGACACCTTCCTCAACGATCGCGGCACCGTTGTTGTACTGGACGTAGACATTGGTGCGTTTGTTCGCGAGCGTGGTCGCTTGGGTGGCCGAAAGCAATTCGGGGAAGATCCCCGGCTCGACCTTGAATTTCATGGTGATCGTGGTGTTGCTGCCCTCGAAATTCGTGGTCAAGGCCCGGCCGAAGAAGCTGGCGATCGCGAAGCGCTGGCTCGAATACTGAACCACCGTGCGCATGTAGTTGGCGAGCATCGAGAGGCTGCCGATGTCGGCGGTGCTGGCGGAATTGAGGCACTGCTGGTCTTGCGAGGTGATCCCGTACATATGTTTGTCGGCGGCGGCCTCGATATAGCCGGAGACCGCCTGGTGCTCGGCGGTGGTCAGGATGCGCGAGGCGGCGAAGGTGCAGGCGTACCAGCCGCGCCCGTCGACCCGCGCGACGCAGGCGACCGGGGTCTCGAGCGCGATGCCGGCGACGTTGCGCGAGGCCAGCGTCGAGGTCATCAGCAAGCCGCCGTAGGGTATATTCCCCGTTAGCGTCCCCCCGGCGCCGGAGATGTCGAGGCCGGCGAGCGGCGCACTCAGGTAGCTGACCGTCGAGTTCGGGCCGCCTGTGGCGCTGCCGCTCGTCAGCATGAAGACCGGGTTGTTGGGGCCGCCCCAGGTGAAGGTCGCGTTCGCCGCACCCGCCCCGCCAGATGTGCGTATCGCCGTTTGGATGAACGAGGCGACGCCGTTGAGATTGGTCTGGGTGCCGAAGTCGAGGCCGCTCACATGGAACGCCGTGCCGCCGTCGAGCGTGCAGGTGAACCCGCCGGTGTTGGTGCCGGTAAGGACGGTCCAGTTCGACATCAGCTGCTGGGTGGCCGAGAGTGGCCCGCTGACCAGCCGGCCATTGGTCGCGGTGTTCGCCCAGCGGCCGATAAAAAGAGTGCCCGGCTGCGGCACCTGGCCGAAGAACAGCGCGGCGGCGAGGTATTCGGTCGCAGCGGTACCAAAGTCGACACTCACGTCGTGGATCGAATTGTATTCGCGCATCACCTCGCCGGTGTCGACGACCGGGCTGTCGCCGAGGATCAGCAGCGTGTCGAACCGGGTCGTCGGGATCGCCTGCGGTGTAAAATTGACGGACACATCGACAACGCGCGAAACGGACAGGCCTTGCGGCATCGCTTGATCTCCTTAGAGTGGATTGATGGCTTCGACACTGTGGATGGGTGTGGCGCGAAGGGCCGCTGGCTCCGGCGCCGACCACCGCTCGGCGGGTTTACACCGCGCCTTTAGCTCACCACCACCGGACCGACCTGCAAGTTATCCACGGCGCTCGGGGTCCATGGTGCACCGGTATTCGGGTCGGTGAGATCGGCGCGCCAAGTCCAAAGCATGCTTGTCGATAGCGTTTCTGTCGGGGTTTGCACCGTGGTGGTCCCAGAAGTAACATTCAGAGTTCCCGATCGCGGGTTGAGAGTGTCCGATCTGGCCATGATGCCGCGCGTGATCACTGCGACGACCGAGGGCGGCTCTACGGCAAGCCCGCTAATGCGATATGTATCGCTGGCACTGACAGTGCCGTCGTTGACATAAATGGCGTTGCTATACTGCGCGGGACCGACCACGGTGGCATTGCTGCTGGGCGTGTAAACTACCGACGCAACCGGTACCGACCCGCTGGCAACACCGACCGAAGCAAGCGGGAACGCAGCGTAAGCCGTAGGACTGCTGCGGCCGGTTACACCGAAGATGACGCTTGAGCTGTCGATGACCGACCCGGTCGCGCTGTCGCTGCAAAACCCGACCCAGAGTTGTGTATCTTTGCTGACTGCCACGGCTGGCGAAAAGGTAAAGTTGTTGTAGCCGCTCACCGGATTATTGATCGGCGCTGTCGCCTGTGCCAGCACTGTGGTCGGCCCGGCCGCCGTACCGGCGAACAGCGCGCACTTCATATTGCCGGTATAACCTGCACTCATCGACAAGGCCGCGCCGCTGATGGTGCCGTCATACTTCGCGAGAAAGCCTACATATATGGCATTCGGTGGAGTCATGCCTGTGGTTGCGAAAGGGCTCCCCATGATCTTGGTCACTGGTGATACTCTGCTGTATTGAATGCTGACATCTGTGGCCGGCCGACGAGAATAGCACCGGATGTCGCCGAGCCACGCCACCGAAACCGGATCGCTGCGCCATATCAAATCGTCGATCAGCCAGTTACTGATCTGAGCATTTTGCCCGAGGACCAGTTGACTGGCGTAATTGTTAGCCGTGCCGCCACAGGTATTGAGCCCGGTCGCCGAGAAGCTGTTGACTGGGGTGGCGCCTTTGCGCACGCTGAAGCTGCCGCTGGTGTTGTTGATCACCACTTCAAACTCGTATAGAAACCATTCGTTACGGAAGTTTACCGCGCCAGGATAAGTCGCTAGTACAGTGCCGGTCGGCCCTCCCGAAGTCAATAAAATGGCGCCGTCGCTGCGAAACACGATGGTGCATTGCGCAGTGTTTCCGTCACCCAAGGTTAGATAGCCGCCGAGCGTGGCACCGCTCAGCAACGCGGTCTGCATGTAAGCACAGGTGATATGGTGGATCGAGTCGTTGGACCCGGAATTTTTTGTGAGCCAGAAACCAAGAATTGCTGCCGACTGCAATGCCTGACTACCTGCGAATCGCCCAGCCACAAACGTACACCACGCCGATGGCTGGGAGTAGGTGTCCCAGTAGTTGTTGGAAATTTGTTGTATAGTGTCATACGCATCAAAGCTATCGGCGAAAAACCATGCCATTCGTCAGGTGTCCTTCTGCTTGGTCACGCCATAACCATGGCCCGCGCCTGGCGCGGCGCCCCGGCCCCAGCCTGTGCAACCGACGCCCATTGCTCGATCGCGGCTTGCGTCACCACCATGCGCAAGGCGACGGTATTGACCGTGCCCCATTCCTCGATCACTCCTTGGATCAAAAGCATCGCCGGCGGGACAGACGGCCCCCACTCCTCGATGACGATCTGAGAAACGGTGTGATCGGTCATCGCTAGCTCAGCACCACCGGGCCGATTTGCAGATTGTTGACCCCTGCCGGAGCCCACGCTGCTCCGGTTGCCGGGTCGGTCGTATCGGTGCGCCACGCCCAGCCATAGACCGTGGTCAGCGCGGTGGTTGGCGTGGCAACGGTCGTGCCGGCGGATTTGAGCTGCATGGCGCCAGTGCGCGATCCGGCATCGGTCTTGCCGACAAACCCACGGGTCGTCACCGCAAAGATGCTAGCCGGCGTGCCGGTCATCGCACCGAGGGTGTAAAAGTCGGCGTCGCCGGTATTGCCGTCGGTGACATAGCTGAGACCGCTGTCCTCGATTGCCTCATTGACGCAATCGGCGTTGGTCGCCGGATTGAAAGTCGCAATTACGCTGGCCTGCTGCGCGCTAGCGGAAGTCCCAGTCGGATTGGAGGTCGGCCACGAGGCATATGTCTGAGTAGCGGACAGTCCGCCAGCAACCGCCGTGTTGCCGGCGAAGATCATCGAGGCGTCCTGGTTATAGCCGAACCAGTATTGAGTGCCTTTGACCAATGTCGGAGGCGATGCGAAAGTGACGGTCGGGCTGGTCAGCGGCAAAGGATTGAGAATCTCGCTCGACGTTGCCAGCAAAGCTCCAGGAGCTCCGGCAGCGTCGCTGTAGATCGCGCACTTGACATGCCCGGTGCCGCCTCCGGTGGTGACGTTGAAGCTGACTGTGGCGCTGCCGAGAGTGCCGTTGAAGCCAGCGCTGAACGGGAAGTAGCTAGGTGTGCCGGCGGCTTTGGCCGTCAATGCGGTGGCACCGCTTACGATGTTCTGAGCCGCAGTCCCTCGGGTAAACAGCGCTTGGACATCACTGGCGGGGGAGCGAACATAGCAACGTATGTCACCAAGCCACGGCGGGGCCGTCACATCGCTGCGCCACAGGAAATCGTCGAACTGGCAGCCGGCGACTGTCTGCGCCTGGAACATTAACAAGCGATTGGCGTAGCTGTTGGCCGTGCCGCCACGCGTGGCGAGCCCGGTGATGGGTCCGAAGGTGTTGGTGCTGCTGCCGTTCAGACGGGCAGTAAAGCTGCCTGCGGTCGGATCGATGACCACCTCGAATTCAAATGCGTACCATGTATTGGCCACTGCGATCGGGTTGCTCCCGCCGTTGGTGCCTGGTGTCCCCCAGGTCGCCAGAATCGTTCCCGTGGTGGCGCCGACGGGCATTCCCGAGGTCAGCAGGATCGTTCCGTCCTGGCGGAACACGATGCTGCACTGCGCGGTGGTGCCGTCCTGCAATGTCAGGACGTTCGCGTTGCGCACGCCGGTGGTGACCAATGCTGAGGTCTGGCGGTAGGCACAGATGATGTGGTGCGCCGGGTCGTTGGACCCGCTCGCCTTGGCCAAATACAGCGTATTGGCGCTGGCGAGGCTGAGCGCCTGGCCAGCAAAACGGCCCGGCGCCACCAAGGTGGCCGGGAAGCCGGTATCCCAGTAACCGGAATAAGCGTCGGCGCCCGTCGCGTACAGATCGAAACCATCACCAAATATGTAAGCCATCATACCCTCGATGTTAGAATGCCGATCCCGACATCAGCCAGGGTCGCATCCTGGGTCGCTGGTGCGACCAGCTGCAACGTGTCGCCCGCGGCTAGCGAGCCCCCGGCCCCGGCCAGCGTGCAGGAAGTGTGCGATGCCGTCGTGATGGTGATCGTCCCAAGTGCGGTCGTCACCCCGGCCGCGGTGATCCGGTTGAGCGTAAACACGGCGCTGGCGGTGGTTATCGTACCCTGATAAACCACCGCACCCGTGAGGTTCGCCGGAACGGTCACCGCCATCGCCATCGGCACGTTGACGACGCCTCCCGCCGCCGGCCTGCCGGCCACCGGGAAGGCGATCGGCACCTGGGCGACCTCGGCTGGCAGGCTTGGGTAGGTCAGTGGGGTGGCAAAGGTTACAGGACCGCTGAAATTCGCCGCCGCTGCGGTGATCGTGCCGGTAAATATAGGTGAGACCGTCGGCGCGCGGCTGGTATCGGAGGGATGGACGTGATCAGGCCGTGCATAGGTCGCCAAAGTGCCGATCGCCGCCGTGCCGTTCATGCTCGGCGTCGTCACCGTATTTACTACCGGTACAGCGGCGGTGACGAAGGCGGTGTTCGCAGCCAAGGTCGAGCTATTGCCCGCAGTCACATTGGGCACCGTGGGCGAGGCGGTAAACGCCACCGCACCGCTGAAGTTCGCCGCTGCCGCGGTAATCGTGCCGCTGAAGGTCGGCGAAGCGAGCGGCGCATATTGCGCGAGGTTGAGCATCGTCGATACTTGCGCCACGCTCAGGTCGAGCGGCGCGCCAAGTGCAACATTGTTGCCCTTGATCGTGTTGGCCGCCATCTGCGCCAGGATCGCGTTGGTGACCGCCTGGTTGGCGATCATTCCGGTGGCGACCACGCCCGCGCCGATCGTCGTGGTGATCGGCGCCCCGGTGGGTCCGGTGCCGGTGACGTTGCCCGCCAGCGTGACGGTCTGCGCCACCGGCAACGCCCAGGCCGGTATCCCGGCGGCCACACTCAGCACCGTATTGGCGGCGCCGATGCCGAGCCGCGTCAGCGCCCCGGTGGTGACGGCGCGATAGTAGATGTCGCCCGTGGCGTCGGCCCCGGCACCGACGCCCATGATCATCCCGGTGACCTGGGTCGAGCTCAGGGTCAATCCCGACGAGCCCGACACGGCATTGGCCGCCGCCGGATAAAATGCTACCTGGTTGATGCCGCCGGCATTGACCGTGCCGCCGCCGGTTGCAACGCTCTGCCAGCTGGGCAGACCACTGACGACTTGCAGCATAAAACCGTTGGTGCCGATGCCGAGCCGGGTGAAGACGTTGGATGCGTTGCGGTAATAAATATCCCCGATCGCGTCCGAACCCGACACATTGAAGCCGGTGATCTGGGTTGCGTTCAGAGTCAACGCGGACGAGCCGGCAAAGGTGCTGGCGCTGTTCCACTGCACACCACCGAGTGGTGTGCCTGGTGTTCCTGCGCCCCCGGCCGCGTTGAGCGTCGAGCCGGTCATCGACAGGTTGGTGCCGAGGATGATCTCGCCGAGCGCGGTGCCGCCAACCGGGCTGCCGATCAGTCGTTGCGCCACCGAGGCAGCCTGCATCTTGGCGTAGGTGACCGCGTTGGCGGCAATTATCGCCGCGAATGATCCCGTTCCCGAGCCGGTGACATCGGTCGTCAAGGTGATCGTCTGCAGCGGCGAGGTCAGCACCGGGGCCGCTCCGGTGCCCGCCCAGGCCATCCCGGTGCCCAGCGTGATCTCCTGCGGCGAGGCTGAAGCGCCGCTGTTGTTGCCGAGCAGCGTGGCATTCGTCAGCGGCTGCATCTTGGCATAGGTGACCGCATTGGCGGCGAGCATCGCGGTGGTGACCGCGAGGTTGGCGATGGCGGTCGCCACACCCGTCGCCGGCCCGGACCCCGTGACCGGGCCGGTCAGCGTGAAGG